GGCGATGCTGAAGGGGGCGGTCGGGATGGCGGAAGCTCCGCATGTCGCGCCCATGACCCACTGAGCTCCAGCGTTGTTGCCGAAGCCATTTGCGACTCCAATGGGAATGAGTGAGGCGTGATAGGTGCCTGAGTAACCGGCTCCAAGCCAGAACCCTGTACAATTGGTTCCGGTGGCGCCTCCCTGGGTGAGGGAGAATTGAAACTCGGTTGTGAAGGTTCCGGACTCTGTAAAAGAGACGTCGGGGATACGCGCACCATGTACGGCTTCAGGTTCGCAGAGCGTCTCCCAATAAGGTGACGTCTCAGCGATGGATCGGGGGACCGGCTTACGAGCGGCCCGCTGTGGAACAGAAGCTGCTGATCGGAGGTGCTGAGGCGCAGCGCGTCCAGATCCGCGGGTGCCCCGTCTCGAAGGCTTCGGAGCGGAGACGGCGGCACGGGGGGATCTTTGGGGTGCAGGTTGGGGCCGAACATTCCTAGCAGGGGAAGGTTGGGACTTGGTAGACTTGGAAGGTGTCTGTGCCTTCTGGGGTTTCTGTGCGGAGACTTTGCTACGACGCATAGAGAAGAAAAACCCCAAGCTGAGTTGGGCTGGTGTGTCGCTACTCACTTTTCCCGACCCCCGGGTCGGGCTCTAACCAGCTGGGTGGCCTTTAGCGGCTCAACCAATTCCACAGCATGTGCCTAAGCACACGCCACTTGAACGGAAGAGCGCCAAAGACCGGGTGATGGCACGCCACATACACAAGAAGGGCGTTGAAAAATCGCACACCACCGAGCACGCGGATGACGAACTCAATGAGTCCGAAGATGGAAACGTGATTGGGAAATGGCTCCAAACACTTGATGGTCTCCTCGACCAAAGGTGCCGCAAAAACGACATGGAGGCCGACGAGGGACCGCGTCTTAGCATCCACAAGCACCCATGAACCAGGTTCAGAGGGGTTGTAGGAAGCGCGGGCCCCAATAAGAGCGTCGATGATATTCCAAAACCAAGGCGAAGGGCGCAGAGCCTGCTGGGGATCGGAACGGAAGAGCTGCTCATGACCTGCACGTGAGGTTTGAGCGAAAAGTCCCTCCTTGAGACGTGGGCGGAATGCGTCTTGCCTCGCGTTCTCAACGCCTTTGGTGGCGGAGGTTGCGATGTTTTTGGCCGCATTGGCGAAGGGAGTGACAAGACGGCGGGCAGGTTCGGCGATTTCCTCATCGGCAAACTGGATGAGTGCGGGAGCATCCTCCAATACACGCGCCTTCAATGTCTCAAGCCACGCCAAGACACGATCATGGAATATGGATCCGACCATTCGGGCTTTACGGTCATCGGCACAATCCACGGCTATGAGCTTTTCGAGCATCGGATGGTGGATCATGGCAGGGATGGCCTTAAGATGGCGCTGAATGAAGTCCTCGAGGGAACGCACTTGCTCAACCTCAAAGTCATACAGATCACAGAACTCCTGCATTGTCTCGTCGGTACATTCGGCGGCAGACGGGGAGGCGATTCGATAAACGTGGGACACCTCCCGAGCGACATCTCGGCGCACGGTCTCAGAAACTTGGACGCCATCTGTGAGGGCGAGGATTCGATCGACAACAACGCGGAGAATTGGAACGTGGTTCCCATCAACACGTACGCACTGTGCGACAGCACGTGCCCATTCCATTGCTCCATTGGAGCATCCGCCAATCATGACTTGTGATGGACCAGTGCATCCGATTGTGGGTCCAATTGACCAACCGGGATGTTCATGAGCGGTGGATGAGGGAGCGGCGCCGGAAACGATTTTATACTTCCAAAAACTCCAACAGAAGAAGACCTTGCCTAACACGCGGCCAGCTTTTGGTGAAAGACGGAGTCCGTCGCTGGCATGCATGAAGCGTTGTGAGCAAAACTCAGCGTGGTGAAGCTCGTGAGACAGCCAGACCTCGGTCTTGAAACCCGCAGTGCCGAAGACAAGAGAAAAGATGTCCTCGGGAATCTCCCGTTGGCAGAGGGCCAGATTGTCGTCGCCGGAACCCATGATAAGACGATCATTGTCATGAATGAGAGCGAGACGGAAGACAACCCACCACATGCATTTGACAACGGCAGTGTTCTTGAGGTATGTGCCTCCCTCGCCTGTGTCTTGGTGCATGTCACCCTCGTTTGGCGTGCGGTCGGCGAACTTGTCAGGGCGGTGTTCGAAGACGGGGTAAAGGCCTTTGCGCTGGAGAATGTCCCAAAGGTGGTCGACGACAAGGCGCGCGAAACGGTCAACAATCTCACCTTCGGAGGGCGAGTAATCGGCTCCAGCCCTCTCCTTGAAGGCACGGTGAATGCTGCGCAGCCATGCGGCGCGTTGTCCCCAGATGTCGCTCTCAACCGGAATGACCTTGAATCTGAGAACCACACGTCGATTGTCCGTTGTGCCGGATGTTCCTTTGAACTTGATGGACCATCCTGGAACCGTGCGGGTGGCAGGCCGGGTGGCAGATCCGTTGATACAGGCGCTGGCCATGAGGGCGGCGCGGACTGTTTCGGGAGTTCCCAAAACGCGTCCCAGCTGCTCGTTGAAGGTTCGCTGACCACTCTCGCGGAAGTGTAG